CACCTAGAAGTAATTTGATAGGGCTGTTGCGATTGTTGCGAATAATATCCAGAAAATCCTCTCTGAATACCTGCCGCCTATTTTAAGCGAAAGCTCATGAAGCTCGGTTTCAATTCGATCGACCTTTTTATCTATATCGGATTGCCTGTTAAATACCGTGACGATCCGTTCCTCAACCCTGGCCAGTTTAATCACTGCGTCCTGAAGGGAGTCGATCTTGTCCTCGAGCCTACCGAGCCTATCTTGCATTTAATTCACCACATTCGCTTGGTCGTACTCTCGAGGGATCTCGTAGGTGCAAGTCATGAGCTTGCCTCCCCCTGCCTTGTAAACAATTAGGTCCATTGTGTGATTAGATCCATAGCCCATGCTTGAGTGCCAGCGGTCTGGCGGAGCCAAACATCCGTGCTTAGACACAGTCACTCCCTCAAATTCTTGCACCGACGCATGGTGGAAATGGCCCACTAGAAACTGCCTATGAGTGGTCTCACCCCAATCTTTTGGCATATCCCTGGGCATGACCTGGGCTAGTTTAGCAGCCTTAATCTTGTCCCCGTGGTGTACACCAAGAAGCCACTTGTGCCATCTGACATAATGCACATACTGAGACGATTTTAGCACATTTACCCTGGGTTCCTTTGCGAAGTAGGCTTCCAGAATAATCTGGACCGTTAGGCTAGTGTGATCGTCGTGATTGCCCCTCGCCACTACCAGGGTTACGTTATCCACCTTGGTCAGCATCTGCTCGACGCCGTTCATCAGGACCTGGGCACACGCCCTTAATTGATCCTCATAGGAGCAGGACATATCCACCAGGGTGCCCTTTGTCGTCGCAAAGGGGCTTGCTCTGTCTGAGTGCGCTAGATCGCCCAGTGATATTAGTAGTCCATTCCTGGCTTCTGGCATCTGCTCGACTAGCGTAAAAATCGCCTCGTCTACCTCTCGGGTTGCCTTGCCTACATTGAAGTCTCTATCACCTGTCTCTTTCTTGAACGCGAGAGCCCCTATATGGGCATCCCCGATTATCACGCTGGGCATGAGTTCGTCCTTGCGGACCTTCTTACCCTTAGCTTTTTTCTTAGCCGGTATAACGCCCTTGCAGAGTTGTTCAACGAAAGCATTAAAAGCTTCTGCCTTCTCAGCTTCTGCGGCAGTCCTCTTCGTTTTTAACCAGGTTTTATTTCCATCTGGGTCGGCAGTGTAGACGCTGCGACCGATAACTGTTTCCCCTGGTCCGACCAGGGAGGTGCTGTCCCAGTGCTCTGTATAGCCCTGCGCCGCCGCAGTGTTCTTAGTGATAGACACATAGTCACGCATCGTAGACTGCGAGATACCTAGTATCCCAGCAGCCCTTGCGCTATTGCGTCCACACTCTTCCCACACTTGCATAGCTTCTCGATGACGGTCGGTCTTTGCGTAATCGACTAGGCTCATTCTGGCTCGACAGGCCAATTAACAGTGTTAGGAAATTCAGCTTGCGTAGAAATATCTCTTAATGATTGGCGATAAGTGGCCCAAGCTGCTTGGTTTTCCACCACCCTATCGCTGACCATATGAGTCCAATCTGAGGCTGATAGCAGGATGTTCCTCCTAACCCTAATGTCAGCCGCTCTCATGTCATAAACTTCTTGGTCGGTCATAATTTAACTCTCTTAATATCCGTAATCGCCAGTAGTTTTTCTAGAGATATAACTTCTTGATGAAGTTTCCTCGCCGCACCTTCCCACTCGCGTCCAAGTAGTGCCGTTCGTTGAATGCAAAACCATTCCTTGATTGCCCCATCCTAGCCAATCATCTTTTACAGGATCGTATTTGCAAAAATACATATCGCTGTTGGCAGGCAGGCTAGCGCTAGACCAATTTGATTGATTTTTCCAATCATCATTAGCAGTGCTTAAATATTTAACAGTGCCACCATCTGGCCTGACTAAAACGCTGGCAGACATATCTCCAAGGTAGGCTTCACTCCATTGATCGCTTTTAGTGCCTGACGTTACAGTGCCAAAATCAGAACCTTCTCTATACCAAAATTGGGTAGAATCGTTTTGAATGTAGAATTTATAATTACTAGCCGATGTTTGCGTCCAATAAAGCTGCACTTTTTTATGGTTTCCCGAAGAATGAGCGATGTTGGTTTGCGGTAGGCTAATAGAAGTAGAGCCAGCAGAAATTTGAAATAGATTAAAATATCCGTTTCTGTTGTACCAAACGCCGATAATTTTCTGCAGCGGTTCAACCCACTTCCAATCACAAACGTGTCCTTGTGTATTTGCACCCGAAACTGAGCTGGATTGAATTTGGGTTCCTGTTCTGTCTGTTCCTAAATCAACCCATCCAAGAGTCAAATTATAAGGTGAAGAGCTTGAATAAGACGCAACAAACAAACGACCATTACTCTCATCAATGCAGATGGTCGGCCTGTATAAATCATCTAGCAAATGCTTATCTAAATTTATTCCTCCTAGAGTGGATAGCTGAGCCACATCAGTCCAGTTAACGCCGTCTACGCTCTGGACAAGACGAGCATTTTGGGCTGTTATGTTACCTATGTAACTTAGAGTAACGGCAAACCATCGCTGCCAATAGTTAGACCATACAACCCCACCAAATCCTCTTGCTCTTGCTCCAGCATCCTCGTTAAAAGGAGATTGAGCCTGCCCATCTACACCAACAAAAAAGTCGCTATTTGCAGTGCTTAAAGCAGTGTCATAATCAACAGCAATACTTGACCTTACAGGAAATCCACCCTCTCCAGAAGTTGCTACTGCGCTACCGTCAGATAACGCACCAACAGGAGAACTGATTGCGTCCCAAGATGCGTTTGTTCCATCTGTGGTTAGATAGTTGCCAGCGTTTCCTGATTGGCTAGGAAGAGAGTCCACGCCAGTTAAGGCAGAGCCATCCCCAACGTAAGCAGTCGCGGTAACCGTTCCTGTAAACGTGGGCGTGGCTAACGGAGCTTTGGTATTAATCTGAGTTTGTGCGTCAGATGTTAAACCATCAATGTAGTTAATCGTTGCTGCGCTATCCGCTATATCTCTTGACTTGCTCATTCTCTACTCCACCGTTTCTACTTGCCAAGACAGACTGTCTTCGTCCCAAGTATATGAATTATCATCTTGTGGCATCTCTACTGGAGCCTCCCACAAACAAGTGTCTTCGTTTAACACCCAGCTATTAAAAGGTTGTGGAGGAATAAACGCATCACGCTCAGAATCGTAAGTAAAACTAATACCAGCAAAGTTTTTGCGAATGTTGCCGTTATAACTTGTTTGCAGCCAAGTGCCGCCAAATAAATTTTGGCAAAACTCAACGCCAATAGATTCTTGTTCTACGCCATCACCGTCTAAAAGTTCGTTGTTGTGTACAACAATCACTCTGACGATTGTGTTGTTTAATCCGATTTCCGCAAAATGTGCCATTAGATTGTGATACTCCCTGAACCTGTAAATTTGTAAACCTTATCCGATCCTACTGTTGTAATTGTGGGCGATCCAGTAGTAGAGGCCGCTGTACCATTAACTCTAATAATAACAATGCCAGAACCGCCGCCGCCTCCGGCTCTATCTGAATAACGACCGCCACCACCGCCGCCACCGCCTGTGTTTACTGTGCCGCTAGTAGCTGGAGGAGGAGTATTTTCAGTTCCTCCAGTTCCACCACCGCCTAGACCGCCAGGACAACCGCCGGATGGCGCAAATCCATTGTTTTCTTCCCCGCCTCCACCGCCTCCGGCGTAATAAACACCTGTTCCAGTGATGTTGTTTTGAATTCCATCGCCGCCGTAACCAGTTCCGTCAGTTCCTCCGGCTTCTCCCGCACCGCCACCGCCGCCGGAACCTGTGGTAGTACCGCTGTTTTCACCGTAATTGCCTTGGCCTGACGTTCCTGCGCCACCTGAACTACCTCGCCTACCACCGCCTCCAGAGCCTCCGCTACTACCACTGTTGCTACCACCCCCACCGCCTCCGACTGCGGTTTGAGTAGTAAGACCAGAGCCACTTAAAGAGCTATTACTTCCGTTTTGTTGATTGTTAACAGCACCCCCCGCGCCAACAGTGACGCTATAGGTTTGTCCAAGAGTAAAGGTTTGTGCCGTTCCTGCTAAATAGCCCCCCGCACCACCACCTCCGGCAGCGTCATGTGGCGCTCCACCACCACCCGCAACCACAAGGTATTCTCCGACAAGGTCAGTAACAACAACAGGCCAGTTGCCTCCAGCCTCTGCTTGGAAAACTTTTTTTAAGTTCCACTTACCCGATGCGCTATTAGAGCTAGGAAATGTTGCCATTATATTGTAATACTCCCAGAGCCATTA